GATTCCATCGATGCCGCTCGAGATCAGATGAGCGGTAGCTGCGGTTGTTTTGTCGAGAACAGAGCCGCCGCCGATCTGCGCACTGATCTGCCCGCGGAGCGTTTGTTTCTGCTTCGCCTCCGCAATCTTCGTTTCCCACTCGTACTGTCGTTCCGCGCCCGCGATAATGGCGTTCTGGAGCTGCAGGCCGAGTTCGGCTTTCTTTACCTTGTCGGTCTCGGCTTCCTGCTCTTTCCTGAGCGCGTCGATCTTTGCCTTCGACATTTCATCGTCGGCGGCCTTGAGCTGCTCATCGAGCGCGATGCGCGCCCTCGCGTTCTGGTCGAGTAAAAGCCCGTATTGCCGCTCGGCCTCGAGCTTTTTGAATACGGCCGCGCCTTCTTCGCCGCTGGCTGTCGATTTGGCCGATATATCGGTGAGTTTCTTCTGCTGCTCACGCTCCTCGGTTCCGCCGAAGCCAATCTTCTGGTTCAGGTCTTCGGCCTCGACAACCAGCGCTTCGAGTTTCGATTTCCACTCCTCCGCCTTTCTGGCCTGCTCTTCGCCGATCTTCAGCCCGTGTTCGGCAACGCGCTGGATGACCTTGTCCTGCTCCTGATAGAGATTGCCGAGCGTGATTCCGATTTCGTGAACTCGCTCTGCATTGCCGGATTCGGCGTCGAGCCGCTGCTGCCAGTAATGGATCACTTCGCCGACCGACAGCTCATGCGAGGCCTTCAGCACGGCCAGCTGGTCTTCGTCCGCGCTTTTCAGCGCCTCGGTTGCTTTGCGCGCGGCTTCCGCCGCAGCGTTATCCCGCTCAGTCTGCGTGTTGCGCTGCGCCTGCGCATCATCCGCCGATCCCAGCAGCGTCTTCGCTGCTCCAAGCTTTTGCGCGGCCCGCGCTTTGAAGAGTTCGTCCTCGAGCTTTCCTATCTCGCCGAGATCGTGCTTGTAAGCGGTGATCTGCGCTTTCAGGTCCGCGCCCGGAAAAGAGAACGTTGAGGACAGCCCGAAGTTGCCGCGCGCCTTTTGCGCCGCGGCAATCTGTTCCGCCTGTTTGGCTGCGTCCTGCTGGCGAACGTTGATCTGGTTCTGGAGACTGAGAATATCCGACTGGCTGTTTGCCAGCTCTTTCGCCTTCGCCGCGGTCTGCCCGTACACAATGGCGTACTGTTCGAGGTCGATCCGGGCGACGTCGCGATTAATCTGGAGGATCTCGTTGTCCAGTTTTGTGGCTTCTTCGGTGGCTTTCTTTTCGGCCTCCGTCACGCCACCCCACAGACCCGTGAGCCTGCCTAGATGCTCCCCCGCTCGCAGAATTGCCTCGCCCAGCGCGATCGCGCCGACGATGGGAAAGATTGACTGCAATGCCGGGCCTAAGCCCAGCGTCGTCGCAATGAAGCGCTCCGCAGCCCGGATACCGCCCGATCCTTCGAGAACGCGCAATGCGCCGCTGGTGGCCTGGATCTCGCTCGTGGCATGGGAACCGGCGGAAGCCATCCGCTCGATTGCCGCCGCCTGTCCGTTAACGGAAGACACCGCGCCTGCCGATGCTGCGGCGAGTTGGTTTACTTTGCCGGTGACCTGCTCGACCGCCCGTCCGTACTGATCGAACAGCGTGACGCCCTGCGAAACTGTCGACGCAATACGAGCGGTGAACTGATCGGCGACGGCGGAGCCTTCCTGCATCGAGGCCCGGAAGCCGTCGATGTTGCCCCCGACGCGGACGATCAGATCACCGAGTGCTGGCATTGTTGGTCATGTCCTCTCCCCCGAACAGGGAATTCAGCTGGCGCATGGATTCGATCACTTCTTCGCGGGTTGGTTCTTTTGTGGGTTCGGCATTCATGGATGGCATGAAGTCCTGCGGGGTGAACGGGTCTGTCTTCGGATCCCGGTTGCAGTTGGCAATGGTTGACGCGACGATCCCCGCGCGCAGGAATGCCATCTCCTCGCGATCGCGGAAGCGGTTCATGATCGCTGCGAACTCAGCGAGAGTCAGCGACCAGAATTCATCGGCCGGAATGGCATGGCTTCGCGCCGCGCTCCACAGCTCGAGCCAGTCGATGTCTTCGGCTGACTCTACTGGCCGTTTGGGTCCGGAGTCGGGAAAGCGCCTGTATACGCAGCGAGGAACTGCTGCACCAGATACGGCGTTGCGGCCGGCACGGCCATCTCCGCGATCGCATCCGCCGTTATGCCGCTCTTGTCGACGAGCCCTTCAAAGAGCAGCTCCGGAAGTTTGTCCTCGTCGATCGACTTCAGCAGTTCTCCGGTCAGCACCGGAACTCCGAACTTCCTGCGGAGCCTCCGGAGCGTGGCCAGAGAATAGCGGATTTCCCGCTCCTGGCCGTCACCGAGATCCACGGTGACGGCTTCAGTTGGTGGTACGAATTTCTCGATCATCGGACTACGCGAGTGTGGGCTTGCCGCTTACTTTGATCGTGATGTCGGCCATCGTGGCGTCTTTGATCTTGTAAGTGTGGCCGATATCCGTAAGCAGTCCTGCGAAGGACCACTTGATCGCCGGCGAGAACGGAGGAACCAGCTGCCAGTTCACAGGGACGCCGGCTTCGAAGGTGGTGATCAGCCCCGTATGGGTTGAATCGTTGCCGTCGAAGAACACCGGAAATTTGATGTCCCCGCCTTCGCGCAGGCCTGCGATGAACGCTTTGTAAGGCGTCGACTGGTTATGAGTCGTGGTGTCGATCGTGTCCGACTTCTGCCCGGGGCCGGTGATATCGGCCCCTATCTGCGCCACTGTCGTGAATACTTCCGGAGAAGCTCCGTCGCCCTTTTTAATGAGCGTGCCTTTCGCTGCTGTGAATGCCATGTGTGTGCTCCTTCCGCCTCACGGCGGTAGTCTTTCTGTGGATTGGAATTTCGAATTCTAATGCGAAGCGTGCGGCCCGATCGCCGCCGCGAACTCTGAAAGCGGTACTTTGCGGAAATTGTCACTGGTTTCGCGGACCAGTTCGTACCACTCGGTCCCGTAACCGCGCCCGCTGCAGTTGTTCGGGTGATCGCAGGCGACGAGACACTTCAGCCCGCTGATGTTCGAGATGGCGTCGTGCCGGTGGGCGTGCTCGGCGAAGTGGTTGTCTTCTCCCACGGTCATATCCGGCCGCGGATGAGCGAGCACCCAGTCTCGGCGATAGCAGTGGCTCGAGCCCGACGCATACCAGGCATCGCCCGTATACTCGTATCCGAAGTCCCGCCCTTCGGCGTAATAGATCAGCGACGAGAAGCCGACCACGGGCTTGCCGGTCAGCTGCATGTGCGCGACCTGCGTGCTTACACGGTTCGGCGCATGAAAATCATCATCATCCCAGTTAATGCAAATTTCGCCCGTTGCCGTGCGCGCGGCTTCGTTCAGCTTCGCGCCCAGCGTGCCCTCGAAGCGCTTGTAAATGATGCGGGAACCAAGTCGCTGCACATGGCCTGATTCCATGAACTGCGCCTGGAACGCCAGGTCCTCGCAGTTTTCATCGCCGTCTTCGACGATGATCAGCTCGGCGTTACCGGGATAATCCTGCGCGAGAAACATGGCGATCGCCCGCGGAATGAACGCGCGGCGATTCTTCGTCGGCATGAGACACGAGACGGAGGAAGAATCGCTCATCCGATCTCGACCGGCCCTTCCTGCGTCATCACTGTAAGCGGCCCTTCCTTCTCCGGTTCGGGCTCATTCGACAAAAGCTGCTGGGTGATCATGACGAGCGCCTCGAGCGCGTTTGCGATCCGGACTGCTGTTTCTTCGCTCAACGTTTGTTCCTCAACCGAGACTCTCCATGATGTGAAATTCGGCCATACTGTGAATCAGTTTCGTGTCTTCGTCCCACTCGGTGCGCCGTGTCTTCAGGAACGCCACACGAAAAGTCGCATCCTGGTAAGTGGTCAGAAAGTCGATAATCTTCTGAGTCTCGCCCCGCGCCGTTCCATAGGACTCCGAGTAAGAGCTGAACTGAACGTCCCAGCATCTTAGCCCTGTAACGAGCGCCTGCTGCTGCGTCTCAAGCGGCTCCTGCGCGACGACGAAATATACCGTATAAGGTGTTGCCGTCAGATCCGGCGCCGTGATCGGGTAGAGCTGCGCGATCGTCGGCGTCGAGACGGGCGAAAGCAGCGCGTACAACTTTTCTTCGATGGTCATCGGGCTTCTGCCTCACGGCGGTAGTCCTTCTGTGAAATTTGGAATTACTTAATGCGAGCCGTGCCCAGGCGCGTCTTTTTTAACTGGCCGCTTCCTCAATCAGCTTCTGGTAGCCTTCCGCGATGATCGCCACGCACTTGGAACGGGTCGCCGTGAGCGCGGGCCGCATGAAAGGTTGTGCAGTCATATAGCCTGTCGATTGCACCCGGTTTCCGGTCGGCCGGCCTTTGATGTCGCCCGTCATACGCGGTCCTTTGCTTTTTTTCGAACCGCCGTATTCCACCAGGCGCGCATAGGGCGCGATCCTGTAATTCACGCCAACGAGCACATTAGGCTTCGCCGGATCGCCATATGCCGCGAAGATGGCCGATTTCAGGAGCCCGGCGACATGTCCCTTGTGCGGCTTCTTAAGCACCGGGGCCATTCCCCTGGCTGCATCGCGCAAAACCAGCGCCGCGTCCATCCAGACCCGCTTTACCTGCTTGCCCGTCGTCCGGTCGAGGATCTTCGTGATCTTCGCCTGCAGCTCGGGCAGGCCTTCAATCCGTGCCGCTCTGCCTTTGGGCGTTACGACGCTGCGCGCCACTTACTTCACGACCTCGCAGGACAGCTGGATAATCCGCCTCGCCTGCAGCAGATGGCTGGTGTTCCTGATGTCGTAGATATCGCCCGTCGCAATATCGATGGCCCGCATCTTCGGCGTGACGTTCTTTCCTGCGTTGTAGCGGACGTTGATCGTCACCGGGGACTGCGAGATCTCGCGGGATGCATCCCGCAGCTCCTTGCCCCCGGCTGGCTCGATGTTTGCCCAGCAGGTAATTACTGTCGTCCAGGTGCCCTGCGGCGCCTGCGGACCGTAGCTCGATTGTCCGAACGAGTCCGCAGTCTGCGCGGGCTGCTCGATGCGGATACGGCGGTTGAACAGGCCGGAACTGGCGCGCGGGTCCATTATTCTGGTTCTCGGCTAACCTTGGCGGAACGGTCCCGGATACCGGAGCCGGTATGTGGCGAGCAGGTTCTTGTAAGCGTTCGGAAGCTCGACGATCGCCGACGATGTGCGGGAGATGTTGACCGCTTCGCGGTTTTCGTACCAGTCGCCCACGAGCTGCAGCATGGCGAGCGATATCGGCGTCGGAACCGCAGCCGAGGTGTCGCCGTAACCCGCAACGAACCGGATCACGACAGGCCGCATCGTGCTCAGCACTGCGGTCGGCCATACCTTGCCGAACGGCAGCACGATCTCGGCCAGATCCGCATACTGGTCGACCAGGTAATCCGTGCCTGCCGTCATCGTGAACGAGTTGAGCGCCGAGTCCGTGTAAATGACGCTCGTTACCGACTGCAGCGGCCCGCGCGGCAGCAGGATCCTGTCCTCCCGCGGAAAGCACGGCAGACCCAGCTCCCAGGTCTGCGTAATCAGCGATCGCGAAAGGTCCTCTTCGACGGAAGCTCTGGCCGCAACCGTCAACGAAGTGATGTAGCTGTCTTCATCCGTGAAATCGACGCGCGACTGCGCCTTCGCCTGCGCGAGGGTCAGTACTTCAGAGGACGGAGCTGTGACGAGACGGAGTGACCACGACATGTCAGGCTTTCTTCCTGCGGGCCGGTTTTTCCGGCTCCTTTTCTTCGACTGCCACAGCAATCCCCGAGGCGATGAACTTCAGCGCGAGTTCGTCGTCGTGGAAATCGACCGGAAGGCCGGGCGGGTGAGCCCAGCCTTCGGCCGAAGCAATCGAATGCAGGAATTTGATCTTCATTTGCGTTTTACTGGGCCGGTGAGATAACTGCGGCGCCCGCTGTGAACGTGACGGAGAGAGGCGTCCCGTTGGTGTGCGTGCCGGTGATCCGGACGTTTACCTTGAGATACCGCTTCCCGCCCATATAGCCGCATTCGTAGAGGCCGGCCAGATCGTGCCCGGCATCCGTCTTCGACTGGAAGAACGTGCCCGTG